CGCGGTGTCCTGTCCTGCAATCACACCAGACGCGCCGTAACGGCCCTGCTGATTCTTAATGAACTGTAGGCCAATCTGTTCCGTGCGGATCGCATCGCGATCAGCCTGCATGAGAATCTGCTCAGCCGCCTGGTCAGCGACTTTCGCATTACGCTCTTGGATCTTGGCGTTGTATTCAGCCGCAGCACGCGCAGCCTTGCCGCTCTTGATCGAGCCGCTGGCCGAGATCATGCCGCCGGCAATCGCGGTGCCTGCTGCTATGTACGGTGCAACCATCTATTCCTCAACCCATGCAAAGCGCCAGTGGTCGGCCTTGTCCAAGCCGAACTTGGGCATCAGCCCCTCGGCTTTCATGCCCATCCAGTAGGCGAAGCGTTCTGCCGTCGGCCATCCGACTTGGACGTTGGCCTGCACGCGCCAGAACCCATGTTTTTCAATCAAATGTCGGAAGCCCCAACGCACCGATCGCGCAACCGCAACTGGGTGCTTGTCGATGTTGCGACCTGTCACCATCCAGGTTTCGCCAACACCAGGCCACAATTCAAAAACCCCGCACGACAGGATCGGCTCGTCGTCGATTATCAGCGTGTAGCCTGGGCGCTCCATCAGCGCTTCGGCATGCTCTCGCCAATACTGCTGGACGGTGTCGTCCATGATGTAGGCGATATGGTCTGCCTCAAACGGTACCCAGTTACCGATCAAAGACTTCCAACCTCGCGTAGATCCCGATTAGGGTCAGCGGCAACGGCTGGTCCTGCACGACGGTGATGAACCCGTCGGTGTCGTAGCCGTTATCGAACTCAATTGTCTTGTCGCCGGTGTATAGACTTAGCGCCGTATCCATCTCGTCCGCGCTGCTGCGGAACGGGATTACGTCGGTTGTCGATGCCGATGCCCCCACCTTCGCGCCGACTGTGCGATAGAGGCGCACCGTCACGTCGTGGATTCGCTTTACCTTGCCCTGGCTCACGCCATCGACAGATCCACCCTCGATGCGCATCGTTCGCAGCGTCGACGTGTAGCCCAGACCAATGTGCACTTTGCTAGAGGAACGATCGAGCGTGATGCTGCCGCTGCTTACCGTCTTGTTTGCGTGCGCCGCGCCGTCCGCAAGGATCGTGACAGTCTCGCCCTCCAAGTGGTCCAGACCGCTCATCACCGTCGCAGGCGACCCGTTGTATGTCAGGCCGCTGTCGACGTAGAACGCGTCGGTCGTGTTGGTCCCAAAGTCGATTGGCGTTAAATATTCGACATACCTGACTGTACCCCCGTCCACCGTGCGCTTGACAACAACCCAGACCTGATCTTCGTCCAGGTCGCCTGGTATCACTGCAACGCTCTCCACGACCGCGTCAGTGCCACCGAACGTATGACGGTGCCATGCAATGACATCTTCCTCGCGGCGATACGTCATGCCGCAAAGCTCGCCGTCGGCTCGCACAGCCCAGATGACGTTGTCCGGTTCCTGCTGCACGTCCAGCTGATCGAAGCCGCCTTCGCTGACGTGCTCCGCAAGCAGCGTCATGTCCGGGGCGATGTAGCCGTCTACGTCGTAGTTGTAGACCAGTTCGCGAATCTTTCGTTTCGCGCGTTGTAAAAACAACACCACGTTGCCGGTTGCCACCGGATCTACGTTGGCGGTGCCGTATCGCGTCTGCCGTTTGATCTGGATCGTCGTCGGTGTGATCGGATCTGCGGTGCTGCCAGAACTCGCGATGAACTCGCCACCGCTGGTGCCAATCACCAGCGCACGACCTGGGGCTAAGTAACGGATGATGTTCACCTGATCGGACGCGATCGTGTAAATCATCGCGTCGGCGTCTTCTGCGCCGTCAGCGAACTGCTCAAACCCGCCCGCTTCCGAGAAGAAAATTGTCTGCGGCTGCGCTGTTGTGCCAGCAAGAACCAGCCTCTCCTCGAAAAAACAGATTGCGCCAGGGTATCCTGTGGTCTCAGAAAAGGCGCCGAGGCTCCACTCGTCGGTAGCCTCTAGTTTGCCCGCGATCGTAAATGAACTGCCTGCACTTTCGTTTGCCAAGTCATCCGAAGGCGATGTCAAAATGGTGTCATCAGTAACATCGACGATCAGGTAGTCGCCGTCGTTTGACGTTGTGCCGCTAACCGTAATGAACTGCCCGGGTTTGAACCCTTCGTCTTGAAAGTTTTTTCCAGTGTCTACGATGCGATCGTTGTGTTCCGCCCCCGTGGCCGACGGGTCACCTTCTTTGAACGAGATCGTCGTCGCCGTGTAACTCGGCAGCAACTCAGCGTCGCCAGCGAGGTTGTCCTGCACGGTCGCGTCGACCACCGTCGCGCTTGTGTACCCAGTGATCTTGGCGAAGCCGTCATGGATTTTGACGAGCCTGCCCACGTCTGTGCTTGCCCAAAGGGCCGCGCTTGCGGTGAGCGTGATGCTGCCACTGCGACCACTTGCGGTCAGCGTTGTCGTCGTCGTGTTTTCGTCGAGGAACGGACCAAACTCAAAATCGACTTCTGTCAGCGTCCAGGCCGTGTGGCCGGTGCGCGTCAGCTTCCGCGGCGCGTAGTCAGGATGCACGATGTACATCGTGTCTGCGCTCTGGGCAAATCTCAGTTCAAACAGATCTGCCGTCACATACGGCGTCGAGATTTCGTAGGGCGTGCCGCCAGACGTGATCTGTCCATTGTCTTTATAAAAGCGGAAGTACTGGTTGCCCGCTTCGATAATGTAGGTCTGCTCGGTATTAAACTCGAACGGTATCAGCCGCGTTTTTGCACTGTTGGTTTTTACACCGGCAACGTAATAGCTGCCTGGTCGGCGCGTCGCGCCTCCGTGCGGATGCACGACAAAATTCTCCAGCGTCGAGCAACCATTGCGATACTTAGACAAGTCAAACCGACCGTCCAGCCGCGGGCTAAGTTCTCCAGACGTGAAGTTGGAGAACGCGTAACTCAGTCGCGCCATTAGACTCTCGCGTTGATGAAGTCGGTCGCGCCAATAACGTCAGGCGTTCCTTCTGTCGCGTCGATGAAGCGAGCCTCCGACAGCTTCGCCTGGTAGACGCTGTACATGTTTTGCTGCAAGCCAATCGAGTTGGCGATTGGATACGCCAAGTCAGCTGCAAGCGCGGCTGCGACCGCTTCAGTCAGCAGCACGTCGTATTCGTTGGGGTCAGTAATGCGGGCGATGTAGCGGATTTTCATCGCGCCTTCGTCGGTCAGAACCTTGCGGCCCTCGATGACATATTCCACGCCGTCCTTCTCACCCTCAACTTCCAAGATGCGCAGGCAGTAAGGATCGGCAGGCAGCTGATAGCTGTAGGCGTATTCCCATGGAGGCGCGTCGCTATCTTGTGCAAGCGTGGCTCTCTTAATGAGGCAATTCCAAGGATGAGAACGGAAGACAGCATCGCGCACGAACGAATAGCGCTGATTGCACAGACGGCCTGCGCGGCTGTCTTCAGTGAGCGCAATAATGTTCGACGCGCCAATGTTGTTCAACGCGCTGTTGCAGATGTCGACAGCTGATGCCATTGCCCAATCCTAAAAAGAAAAGGGGGAGCCGAAGCTCCCCCTGTCCTGGTGGTTAGTCCACAACGTAGAACATAACCAGTTCGATGGTGCCTGTACCCGAGGCGCCTGCGAGTGAGACAGTGACAATGAACTCGTTGTCCTTCTCGGCCTGGTCAATGTCGACCTCAGAGTTGCCGCCGAGAGCGAGCGTCGCAGCCACGTCATTGCGTCCAGCAGAAGTGGATGCAGTGGCAGCGAGATACTCGTCCACGTCAGCAGCAACGGACGAACCCGATGCGTCGGTGTAGGCGGCATGCCCAACCGACAGAGTCGTGGAAGAACCCAGCGCGTCGTTGAAGAGATAACCACCGACGATGCGTGCGCCATTCGGCAGCGCAAACATTTCGATGTCATCACCAGCAGACAGGCTGCTGGCTTCATACGTCGCGTAGGCCACACGCATGCGGCCAGCGATCTGGTTAGCTTTCACGAACTCGGAAGGATCGTCCTGCGTCAGGTCGGTGCGGACATTAGAATAAACAGTAGCCATTCTTCAGTCCTCCTAGCTTTCGTCACAGAGGATCTGGACGACTTTTTCCTCTTCCATGCGGGTGCTGCCGATCGACTGGCAGTAGTACACCTGCGTGGAGTAGGACTTGTCGGCCCGTTCCTCAATGCGTGACATCACGTCCTTGCCAACGGCAAGCATCATCCCATCCTGCGCCCATGCAAAACAGGTGCGGACGCTAGAGGCAACCGCCAACCTATTGGAAACATGGAAGGAAAATCCCAGATACGCGTTCAACTCTCCGCGAGCAAGCGCACGCACAGTGTTGAAATCGCTCGATTTTACCTCGGTCGTATTCAGCAGGGCGCTGATCTGCGACGGAGAGCAAACGATGTGACGCGGGATGCTGGGGTCGATGTCAGCCGAGTCCATCACTTCCTTCGCGGAAAGCAGCTTTGCGATGGTGAGATTTGCACCACCAGCAGCGATCTGCTGACCTGCCGGGAGAGAGGTAGACGTGCTGCCCGATTTGCCGGTCTTGGAAGTTCCAGTCGCGGCGGCAATGATCTCATCGTCGATCGCACGGCCCATCGCCGCGGCAGCTGCCTGGGCGTAGGTCGATGTCGGATCAATAAGCATGCGAACCTTGTCCGCATCATCGATGAGGTCGGCCCACTCATAAGTCTCCAGGGTCACCTGGCGGCGTGAGTGGGGGGTCTCGACGAGTGGCGTGTCACCGTGACGGCTCGTCCGTTTAACGGCTGCGACGGACCCAACCTGGTCGAAAAATGCCTTTTCGCCAGTTACGGATTCTTCGCGAACCGCGCCACGGAGGATGCTGCCACGCTGCTGCGAAAGCAGAGCCACGTTCGACGAGAACTGCTGCGAAAACGCAGTAGTAATCTGAACGCTCATAGCGTTACTCCTTACATGGTGGTTTGAGAAAAATCGGTCGGCTCCCCGCAAACACGGACCAAACCTTCGCTATAACGCTGCGATCGGCGACGCTTCTTTTGCGCTAGCACAGGACCGTTGCCGGCTACCCTGATGTCTCTTAGGCGGCTTCGCCGCCGTAGAGCATTTCGTACAGGCGATTGCGCTCCTGCATCATTGCCGTGTGCTGCGGATGCGCGTTGCTCCACAGCGGGCTGTCAGGTGCCTCAATCTCCCGAATCTTTTCGTTGATCTCGGTCGGTGTCATCGACATATCCGACTTCTCAATCCCGGCGAAATCGTCTTCGCTGACCTTGTTGCGGATGTACTCACCCACCGCGACCATCGCTTTGATGAAGCCGGGGTTGTCGCCGAGGAGCGTGCCGTCGGACAACTCAATCTCGGTCATCTCTTCCCCGCCGAAGTTCTTCACCAGGCCGTTTGCGAGCGCCATGCGATCGTCAAACGCTGGCCCAAACTCCTTGCGCAAATCTGCGCTGACCTGATCTCGAACCATATCCAGATCAGGACCGGCTTCCGCCTGCGCGCCTACCATCTCGTTGTAGGCCGACATAAGTTGCTGGGCCTGCTTATTGTTCAGGCCAATATCGTGAGCGGTCGACTTGAACCAGTCGACCATGTTGCCGTCTGCTTCTTCTCCGGCGTCTAGCTGATACGCCTCTGCCGACTCAGGTCGGCCCAAGCGGTTGTACACTTCAGCCCAGTCATCAGCGCTGGCTTGTTCACCAGGCAGCGGAATCTTGTCCCGCCCGATCATGCTGCTTGCGTTGACGTATGCCTTCGCAAGATTCTCAACATCGTTAATCGGCCCGAGTGCCGAATGGCCTTTAATGTCTTCGGGCAAATTGTCTTTCCAGTCTCCAGACGGGGCTACCTCCTCTTCGGAGACCTCCGCTACCTGTTCTTCGTCAGACACTATCGTTTCCTTCCGGTGGTTTGTCGTCGCTGATTAGCGACAGGATAAAGAGCAGCACTGAACGCTGCCCTTCGGCGTATGCCGTCTCGTAGGGGTCGCCGCGGAAGGTCGGCTGGTAGAACCCGTACCGGCGCTTGAGATCTTCCAGCAGCCGGTCGCCCTCATTCGTGTGCAGGAGTTGCTTCGCATCCTGCCGCAAGTCTTCAATCATTTAGCCTGTGCCTTGCTGCAACACCTTGATTGCCGGGGCGACTGCGCCCAGTGCTTCGGCGGTCTGTGTGGCCTCGTTCATCTGCTGCTGCATCGCGGC